AATATCCTTTAGTATTGATTTTTTTACCTACCGTAGATGGGCAATCAACAGAAAATCCATTTCCACTTGCTGGGTCTGTTAAGTAAACATAATATTTATGAATTTTTGATTGTGCTGGATCTACCTGATTTGGAAGAAACCTAATTAAAGATGAATAAACTCCATCTTTTCCATTTTCTGGATATGGTTTATAAAAACCTGAATCTTTACCACTTTCTGGTATTTTGTCGACGAACATTTCTCCGTCGAGGTTAAAAATATCTAAATCACTCATAATTTCCTTTTGTTTTTTGTTTTGTTTTGTTATTTTGTTTCCTTTAATTTTTCTTAAAGTCCTTATTATACCGGAAAATTTAAAATAGGTTTCAAATTTATTTTAATTTATTTTCTACTTCGGATAGTAAGTAGAGTGCAATCCAAGAAGCATCTACCAAATCATCTATTGGTTTATTTACCGCTTTTTTTGGAGTTATCCATTCCTCTTCATTTTCTTTCAATAATTTGGAAAATTTAGAAAGGGTTTTACCCAGGAAGCCAGATTCATATAGTGCCCTATAAAGCTGGTCTTTTTTTGCATTGCCCTTGATAGCAAACTTTTTTATAGATGCAGGTGAATATACAAAGAATTTGTTAGATCCAATTTTTCCTACAATTCGTTCCCTAAGAAGAGCTGTTGCCATTGATATATCAATTAAAGAATTACCATTAGAGGCAAAACTTAAACCTTCCATCGCTACCATAAATTCCATATCACCAACCTCGTTTAGGATAGAATCCCAAAGGTTGTTAACAATTAATAGAAAATAATCAATTTTTACACGCTCTCTGTTACTATATTCTTTAGGCATTTCTGCCTTTTTATAAATAAAAGGTTGTATAAATCAGGACTCTTATCTAATAAGTGATAAGGTTTAACTGGATTTTTTTTGTGGGATTCGGAAGATCTATCTGATCTAGTTAAAGAACCCCATTTAATAAAGTCATTTTCGTCCATAATTGCATAAGCTGGAGACGAAATTGAAAAGTCTATACCGACATAAAGCATATTTTATTACTTAGGTTTTTTATCAGATCCCTTCACATTAGTTTGTAATTTACCGGTAGTCATATCTACATTTTGTCCAGATTTACCAGTAAAATTATACTCCTTAACCAATTTAGAAAAACACTCTTTCATTTGTTTTTCTGTTAAGCAACAAACTAAATCATTTAATACCCTTTGGTCGTTGCCAGCTGCTGCAACTAATTGATTTTTCATATGCTCATTTTCACTCATTAGCGGTTGACCATATTTCATTTCATTTACTATTTTTAGATCTGAAAATTTTTTCATTGTTAATAATTTTATTTGATCTATATATCTAACTTTATTTATGGTCTCTATCAAATTCCAGATCCACATCTAAATAATTAGAGGTAAAACTTATAGTAAATGATACATCTTGAGGGTCATATTGAGTAGAATTCATTTCCAATTCACTAAACCCAACAATTAAAACCTCGCTAAACTTTAATGAAACCATTATATTTCCTTCGTTATCTAAAAGTCTAAGTGGAAGATCCTGTATAAATAATTGGTCATTTTTAAAATTCTGGAAATATAGTACTGTTTCCATAAATATCCAATAATTTATAAATCCGTCGACAACTCTAAAAGAAATTGAAAAATCTTTATTAAATAAATCCTGTACTGGAATAGAATTTTTATATTTAATTATTTTTCCAAATTTTCTAACCTGCTGTACAGTATCCATAGAAAGGGATGGCATAGAAACCGACTGTATGGTAGAATTTAAAAAATCCGGTATATTGTCATAAGGGACTGGTTGCTTTTTAATATATGCTTCGTATTTATCTTTTATTCTTTCTGGAAAAAATCCTCTCGGAAATATAAAATAATAAGAACTTGGACGGGAGTTTAATATATTAGACATTATAGTATTTTAAAGCATATTTTACCATTAGCTTCTGTGTTTTTAATATTTCTGTCCTTTCCTTTTATTAATAATTTTTCTAAATTAGGTACAGTTAATATCCCATCAGCAGCTTTTTCAAAATCTTCCAAAGTTAAATTTGGGTATGTAATATATCCAACATTACCAGGAACCATAAAATAATTATATATTTGTTGAGAAGACCATTCGGCACAATTAAATGCATATATTAAAGCAGCAACTGCATTAACTAAAGAAGCTCCAGTAAAAAGTCCTTTGGGATTAATGTTTATTATACTTTGCTTATTAATAGGGGAAAAATCTTCAGAATCTAGTTTAGACGAAGGATTAATTGATAAAACCGAAGAAGTTTTAGTAACTGTTGATTGACTTAATCCCGGGATTACTCCTCTAAATTGAGAATCTGAACCTGAATTAGAAATTCTAGGAATGCTACTAAAGCTATCTAAATTTTCAGAAGTTTCTTTTATTAAATTTTCTTTTTGATTTTCGTTATTGTCCTCTTTCCAAATGCCCCTATATAAAACTGAAGATGATCCGAACCCAATTATTTGTTTTTTAGTATTTTTAGGTAAAGGACTTTCGTTACGCAAGGTTTCTGAATTTAATGCAATTTCTCTTTCTTTACTTATTGATATACTTTGACTAGAATTTAAGCTTTTTGATTTAGAACTTGGTTCATAGCCTATTTCTTTAGAAGAATTAAGAGCCAAGGCGGGATTTTCCTTGGTTGAATTATTAATCATAGCTGTTCCTATTTCGCTTCTTTCATAAATTTTACTTTTAGCATCTTTTTCTTTTTGTAAAGTAGTTTTTTCTGTTTCGTTTTTAACTAAAGGAATATTAGAAATATAATAATTAATGTTAGTAAAATTTAAAAATTTTTTCCGACAGAGTTTCTTCTACAAGAAATGCTATTTCCCCTTTGACTGGATTTGCTACGTTTTTATTAACTAAACTAGGAATGGTTAATTTGCTACCTTTATTGTCTATAAAAACTAACTTATAATCACCAGATGAAGCTAAATCTATATTATTTGGTATACCGTCCTTTCCTTCAGCAAAAAAAGTAAACTTAAAATAATTGTCAAATGGAGATAATTTTATTATTGCCTTTCCTTTACCAAAAATTTTGTTTGAATCCTCATTTCTATCCACTTCCAATGAGGATATACTAGAAAGAGGGCTATTTATAGTTGTTGGCCGTAAATTCGAAAGTGACGTAGTTACGTCAAGTTGCTGAATGAAAACGTTTGCGTATTTAATTATTTCAGTGGTTACGTTTTCTTCTATAGTTTGGTTTAATTGAATAGATGGCTGGTCATATACTTTATTGTAAATTTTATGTGTTATCGGGCTTTCAGAAATTTGTAAAGGAGTTATTCGAGTTCCATATTTACCAGGAGAATTAGACGTATAGCTACTTATTCTTATAACACTTGTATTATCTTTGTTATTAACTAAAGACATGGTATATCTTAAAATAAAGCTAATAGCAACAGATGAATTTTTTACAATAGGTCTAAATAAATTAGGTTCATCATAAGCAGTTTTTTGATTGTTACTAAAATTTGATGTTTCTATAAAAGCAGTTCCTATTTGCTCTATAACTTCTATTTGATGGTATATAAAATAACTATTACCTATAGAATTTTGGAATAATATAAAATCTTCTATAAATCCGCTATCGTCAGTAGCAAAATACTCAAAAAATTCACCACTTTCAGAAGGTTGAATAACAGCTCCTATATTTTTAAATGGATTTTCTTGTTCTAAAGAAAATGTAGCTTTGTTTGAAGTTCCGTATTTAGTATATCCGTTATAGTCTGAAGTTAAATTTATTTCGTCTACAAAAATTCTAATTGGAGAGAATGAATTAAATCCTGTTCCGCTTTTACTTATTAAACCAGCTAAAGTTAATGGTTTATTAGAATCAGTAGCGGAATTATATTGGTTTTGCATATCCAATAAATTAGGAATTTTGATTTCTATGTATTTATCGTAGATATCAGACCCAATAGTAACTGGAGATGTATTAAGTGTATAGATTTGCTGGTTTCCCTTTTTAACTAAAATAGAAGAAATAGTAACATATGATCCGTCTTGATCCTCGTATTTAATAGAATTTATAATACCATCAAGGTTATTTAAATTATAACCTGCTCTAATATGGAATCTAACGGTATCATATACTACGCTTATGTTAGAAGGAAATGTTACGGGTAAATTTACAGTAGATGTTAAATTATCGTCAAAATCATTAAATGGTACAATTAAATTAGAATCTAAGGTTACAAAATTACTTCCGTCTATTTTAATAACGCTATTTTCGTTAGTATTATTAGTAATTAATGTATCTGCAGTTGGATTTAAAACCTGTATATCATTTTCTATATAACCATTTACAATTATATTATAGCCAACTGTATTTGTCCCGGTATTAACAGGATATATTTCAGGAGTTGGTGAGGTTGCATATTTAAATTCCATAAGCATATATGGGGTTAAAGCTGCGTATTTAGATGATGTAGTAAATGTCATTTAATTTATAGTATTTATTTTCCAAATTGTAAAAATTTAGGACTGTAATTTAATCCTATTCCTATATAAGGTCCTGTTGAATATCCATTTTTTGAAAATGCCATACCTAAACCAGCATGAAACCCTATACCAAATTCTTTTCTATTAGCTTTTAAAGCCGCTTTTGAATCAGAATCTGTTATGCTTATAGCTTGTACGTCTTCAAAAACAAGGTTTGGGTATTCGGTAAATAATCTAATATAAGTTCTTTTGTCTTTTGGGTCTATATATAAACCCGTGCTAATATCTATTTTTTGAGATATTTTTAGCTCATATTCACCAAAAGAAACTGGATTCAAAGAATCTGAGCAATTTAAAAAATATGGAACACCACCAACTAATCTAAACGAATTAATTCCTGGTAGATCTGGGTTATAATCAAATATTAATTTTCCGGTAGAATCGTTGAAATTAAAATTATTATCGGGTGCTACTATTATTGTATCCCTATATTTAATTACTGTTCTTATAACAACCTTAGGTGGTTTATTTTTTTCAAATCTAAGTTGATTATAAAGTTTTTTATTTTCACTTCTTAGCTCTTTTTGTGTTTTTTTAAACACTGATTTTTCTACTAATAATATATTTTTTTCGTTTATTATTATTCTAACGCTATCTTTTAGTGCTAAATAGTTATTTAACCTTCTATCAGATTCTATTTTTTCATTAGCTATATTATTACATCCTTTTAAATAAAGCATTAAAAAAAGACCAACCAAAATATATGAAAATATTTTAGAGTTTAGGATTTTCCATATATAAGATATTATAATCATTTTTCTATTTTTCCCTCTTCAAAAACTGTTAATTTATTTTTTTTTAATTTAACAGGATCGGATAATTTTTCCTTTTCAAAAACTATCCATTTATTTTTAAGATAGTCAAATTTTCCAGGTCCGTATATTTTTTCTAAATTTAAAAAAAACGTAAGTTCTTCGTTTCTCATTTTAAATAAAGAATCAGAAAGCCCGGTGGTTTTAGTTTTCATTTTTTTTATTGTTTCCTGGCATTCGTTCATTTCTTCCCGAATTTTTGTATATCCATGAATCATTTCCTTTATAGTTTCAAAGTGTTCTTTTTTAATTTTACGTTCCATGTTATTATATATCTATTAAATTTAAATTTGTAAAAATGTACTTTCGGTTCCGGGTACAGAAACTGACAACGGGGACATTTCAATTATTCCAGAATCACTAGAAGTTTTAAAAAATGCTTGGTTTTTATTTCCGAAGTAAACAACTTCAAACGTATGTACAGGAAAATTAAAAGAAATTAATGTATCCGTGGTTGCTCCGGGCCTTCTGTATATAATTCCCCCGAATGTATAGGGAAATAAAGTAGACCCTGTAGTTGTCCTATTTCCCCTATAGTAAAACCTATATGGTACAACAACATCTGAACCCCAAACTCCATTAAGTGTTTTTTCTTCCCCTATTTTTACTTTAACCCAGACCGAATTTGGGCTCGATCCTAAAGGAGATTCTATATTATTAGTAATTACTGAAATTCCTCCCCCTTTATAAAGAATGCTATTGGTTAAATCAACAAAAGAATATGGACTTTTAGAAATATATTGAGTGCTAAATTGTGTATCTATATTCTCTATTCCCCGGGTTTGATAAGAGCCAGTAGAACCAGGGTATCCGGCTTTAAAATACGGAAGGTTTAAATTAACATTATTTGGGTTAATTCTTACTAATTCGGTTCTAAATGAACCCTTACCCCTTTCCTGTTCTTTTAATTTAAAATCTTCCAGCGTAACAAATTCTGTACCTCCAGAAAGCCCACTTAACGAATATGAAGAGGTGTCTAATACAGAGCTAGTTGGAATAGAGCTAATTAGGGAAATTCTAGGCTCGTGTATTATATTTAAAAGAGAATCTGTAATTTCTTCATTAAAACTATTAATTTCTAATCCCCTTTTAAATTCACTAAATGAAGAATTAATACTGAAATTATTAGAAATACTTTTAAAGCCTCCTGAAAATTTAATATTTGCTGTTTCATTACCAGATTTAAAATACACGTCTCCGAAGGTGTTTATATCCATTTTAAATGGGGTTGTTAATTTAAAATCCCCGTTTTCAGAAGCTAATATATTTTTAGAACCAGCTAATAGACTTAAATCGTTTCCTGCTTCTAATTTTAAACTTCCTGATCCTTTATAATGTAAGCTTTTATCTGAAATTGTTGAATTTTTCCAATAAAAAGAAGGTGGCTGTACATCTCCGTAATTTAATTTGGATAATAACAAAAGAGGAAGATCCGGGTTTCCGTCAGTAACTATTCTTAATTTAGAATAATTTGGGTTTATGTTAGTATAATCTAGTAAGGTATTACTAAATACGAAGGTTTCTTTCCACGGGTCTATATAATTGGAAGAAATTATTGCATTTTTATTATTTATTCCACCAGCACCTACAATTTCTTGGAAATTGCTAAATATAGAACTTTTTGAAAAGGTTTCCGTAGTAAATACCCAGCTAACCCCGTTATAAACGTAAATAAAATTAGAACCCGTTAGACCAGGAGAAGTATTTATCCAATAGTCATATTCTTTTAATTCTTCTCCTAAAGGTTCCTCGTTTTGTTTAAACCATTTACTTCCACTTTCCCCAGTAATCCCCATATTTCCTTTAGATCCTATGGGTCCAGTAAATCCAACTTCTCCTAAAGGTCCTTTGTCCCCTTCGTAACCTATTCCATGAAATAAAATCTGGTCCAGATTAAAGTTTACCTTATCTATGATTTTTTCTTGGTCGTCATCATAGTTAATATATTTAAAATTAGTCTTCATATGTAAGTATTCCTGTTTGTAATCCCCCATTTTGGCCAAATGCTTCGTAATATAAACCATAAGCTATTGATTTTTCTGGATCCTCTCCTTCAACTACTTTACCTGGGTCCTGTAAATAATTTACTAAGTGAAAATCTATAATAAATGCTGCACTAGGTAAATTATCCCATTCATTAAAATTATTTGATCTGGGATAATAATTAGATCCTCCTGTTCCTCCTCCGATACCAACGCAAAAAAACCCTTGTAGTATTCCCTCCGTTTTTATACTAAAAGATAGGGATTTATTTATTCCCATATAATATTTAGAAATTTCTTTAACGTTAATGTATAATCCCCTATTAACAATAGAGCTAGCGGGGGTAATAATTAAATTTTCCTCTCCGTTCCATTCTATTTTACCAAAAGAAGATTCGCTAGTAGAAGTCGAAGGGAATATTCCGTGCCAATTGTAGGTAATTCCCGAATATTGTCCGTGTGTTTCTGTGCTTGGCCCAATTTCATTTTTTCTTATCCCGGTTTTTCTTGAAATTTTCATTTCTCCACTTTCTTTTAGGCTAAGTATATTAACGCTATTTAATTTAGAATTCCAAAGATCCCCGCTTCCTGAACCACTTTCTACACTTAATAAAATTCCATCTCCCCTAGTATTTAAATAATTTTTAACAGAAAGCGTCGGTTTGTTATACCCGCTAATTGTAGTAGAAATTTCAATAGGTGAATTTATATTAGATGTATCATTTCCGTCTCCTATACCCGTACTAAAATTTGGAGTATCTATTTTTATGTTATTAACACCTCCAGAAAGGTCAGTCATTATTAAATCACCAGAGGTATTTATATCCATACCTCCTATGTAAAGTTCAGCTTTTCCTGATTGGGATTCTATAATTACCTTTCCTAGATTTGAGTTTAATTTTAAATCACTTATATCAAACTGGATCCCACCTCTTCTAATATCAAAAGTTAAATCGTAATTATTTTCTAAAACTGCATCTTCTCCCCACCTAAAAATTGGGCTTTTTTCATAATCTCCTGTAGAACCATTATTATTTTTTGAAAATTCTATTAAAGGTTGTTTAGATTGATCAAAGGAGGTAGATGATCCTGGTGATGTTTCTAATACTATCCTAGAATATTGGGGGTTTAATTTATCTAAGCTTGGAATAGAGCTATTTAAAACAAACGTATTTAATTCCGGATTAGAACTACTTTGAATTAAGGAGTCCTTAAAATCCGGGCCTTCTACATTAAATATTCTTTTAAATTGCTCGTTTGATTTTAAATTAATATTTATATAAACCCACGAAAAATCTACAAGTACATAAATTTTATTTAAATCAGCTATATTTACCCAATAATCACCATTAATAATTCCTATAGAAGGTTTAAGAGAACTTAAAAACCAAAAGGAACCCCTTTCTCCTCTTAGACCCTTAGATCCTATAGATCCTTTATTTCCTATAGATCCTGGATATCCTATCATTCCACTTTTACCATTAGGTCCACCAAAAAATTCAGCAACCTTGGAAAAATTTTGGTTTAGTTTATCAGAAAAGGTTTCTTGTGATTCCCCTTTATTTATTCTATTTAATTTCAGATCGTCCATTTACCTTATATATTCTATTAATTTGATGTAGTAAAAAATCCATTTCCGTCAGAACTTTTAAAATAAACTAAATCCCCTCCAGTAATTCCAATAACCTGTTTTATTAAAGTTATTTCTACGAAATTAGACCCTTTTGGGAAATCATAAACTTTAGTAAATGGTGCTATAAAGTTAGCTGTTGAAAATGAATTAAATGGAATAACAGAAGTGATCCCTACTCCGTCTATTCTTCTATTACTATCAGAACTTCTAATGGTAATTTTTAGAGTTTCTCCCACGTTTTTTAAATTATTTAAATAGGATACACCATCAGTGGTATTTAATTGTAAGCCAACAAAAAATTTATCTCCTTCTGGAATACCAACGGGATTTATTATTATTTCATTTTTATCATTAGCAAAAGACATTTTAGAATTTGATTGAGGGCCTAATGTATCTATATTACCAAAAAGATACCAAGTCCTAAGAACACTAAAAACATTAGTCCTATTATCAGATGCCTGATTTATGTAGGTAAAACTATTTGATTCTTTAGGAAAATATACCGAGCCTGCAGCTGAAATTGTAAATTTATCTGTTCCTACATTGGAATCTAAAGTTTCTATTTTTATTAAATGGTTATCCGGCTTATAACCGTTTATATTTTCATTAAATCCTCCTCCTTCTAGTGAAACGTCTAATGTACCTGATCCTTCAGGTACTGTATCAACTTTTGAAATTAGTTTAATAGAAGAAATATTTGGATTAGCTAAAGAATTTAACAAAAGCCTGGAATTTAATTTTATTCTATTATAAGACCCAGAAGAATAACCTATGTTTTTATAACTTGGTTTATAAAAACCACTTTCTGTTAAAATTGAAATTAAACCATTAGAATCTATATTAATCCCACTTGAGCTATTTGAACTTGTTCCAAAAGTAAATCCGGTTGAAGATCTTATACTAAAATTTTCTTTTAAATTAAAAATAAGATCGTGGTTAACTAAATCCGTAGTATCTAGTGTTTGTATATTTAATTTATCCTTAGGAACAAGTAAGGTAAGTGAAGAATTATTTTCTTCATTATCTGAAAAATATATTCGGGGGTGGTTTAAATAAGTTGAAGGAGTACCATCTATTAAATCACCCCTTGAAAATTCTAAAAGAGAATTGGAACTAGATACTTTAGAATCTATAGATATAGTAAACATAGAATGCAAAGGATTTGCATTTGTTTCATTTAAAGTAGAATCTGAAAAATTAAATGTACTGCTTTCGGAACGGTTTTTATAGTATATAGCATTAGCTCCAGTAAGACCAGAATAGCTTTCTATATTTTCTGTCCTTTTAAATTCGGAACTTGAAGAAAGATTAAATAAAGTTTCTACCCACCCAGAACTAGTAAATTTACTTACAGTATTTAAAGGAACTGATGAATTTATCCAATAGTCTCCATTTACTATAGTATCTCCTATTCCTCCTTGTGGCTGAGTATTTTCTATAAACCATCTATTTCCTCTTATTCCTTTATTTCCTGTAATTCCTTTGTCACCGGGTAACCCTAAAGGACCGGTAGCTCCTGTAGCTCCTCTAGCTCCTAAATTACCACCTTCTAGCAAACGTAATCCTAAAAACGTAGAATTTATTTTATCTACTGTTACTTTTTGAGTATCGGTAGATAATATTTTTTGTATTTTTGGATCCCTTTTCATTATTAGATTTTATTTATATCAAAACTAAAATTAATAGAATTAAAATTAGAAGAATTTAATCTGTGATTAAACTCAAAAATTAATTCGCTTCTTTTAGTTAAAGAAAAATTCTTATTATTAATAAACCCAGTTCTGGGTCTATAAGATGGTAAAATATCACCTCTAATACTATATTCGCTTTCTTTAAATTCACTACCTAAGGATTTTATATAAACGTCTATTCCTGTAGATTCAAAAATAGGTATAACATTTACGTCTATATATTTCATAATATCATCTTCTATACTTTCTGGATCTCCGATTCCATATTCAGATACTATATGTTCAACAAAATCTTTTTCTACTCCGGAATTCATAAAATATCTTTTAAGCATTCTATCAATTCTAATAACACCAGAAACGTATAAAATTTCATCCTCTTTAAGAGGATTAGTTATATTTTCCCAAAATACTTCTACTTCAGGAAATATATCTTCGTCTATTTTATCAATATTAACTCCAACGAAAACTTTGGGTATTTGTCCAGTACCGTCAGAATTTTGCGATTGAGAAAGGTTTTGAATATCTTTAGAGCTTTTTCTAGCAATAGCATTAACCTGGTTAATGTCGCTATTTCCTTCGGTTTTAGAAATTTCCATCCCTATAAAATTATTTATTCTTATATTATCCGGCGTTTTCATCATTTTAGATCCAAAGAAACTTTTTAACTCTTTCATGGATCTAGTACCTGCAACAGAAGTTTTACTATTAGATGACTCGTAAAGATCATAATAACCGGGGTCCCATGACGAATAAAACAAGGAAAAATCTTTTTTATCTATTGGGGTTTCATAAACTAAAGGATACACCGCACCTTCCGGTAATTCTTTAGTTCCTAATAATATATTTTCGTTAAAAGAAACCTTGGTATAATTTAAATTTTTTAATTTACCGAACCCCTTTTTATTTGGTCCAAATGTAGCATTTCTAAAAGATAAATCTTGACTAGGATCTCCGGATACAAAATCTTTTTTGTCGTTATCAAACATGATTACTTTTTTAGCTATAGGTTCATAAAATCCCCCAAACCTTAAAAGATCAGTTTTTAATGCAGTAGATTGCTCTATATCATAAGAAGTAATTTGATTGTTCCCTACAATCTTTGGTCCCTTTGAACTTGGTTTTGAAATAGGACCTGAAGTTTTTTTATAATATGTTGGGGATTCGATTTTTAAAGAAAACTGATTTTCGGTAACTATGGTTTTTAAATTTTCAGAATCCCAAGAATGTGTTAAATATTTTATATATGGGTCTGAAGAATTAACTCTTTTAGCAATTTGTCCCATAGAAACCCTAGAAGTAATAGGAGAAAAATATCCACCCCCTCCACCAATTTGATATACAGGTTTATTTTTATAAAGGGCTTCAGAACCTGTTGGTACTGTTATTCCGCCGGTTAGCCCAAGAAATGGAATATCAAAAGAATATTCACTGTTTAATTTTCCAAATTCAACAAAGGTCTTAGAAATTCCTATAGGCCAGGGATAAGTAGAAGAATTTAAAGGAACACTAAAACTTCCTTCAGAAATAGGGTTTTTTGTAGATCCTTCTGAATAAGTTAATTTTATTTCTTCTCTAAGATCTGTGTCATATTCAGTATTTTCTATAGAATAAATTCTTCCCGGGGATACAAAGGAATCTACAAAACTATTAGAAGAATAACTAAGATCTAATCCAACGCTTAATTTTATGGAATCTATAGAAGTTAAACTAAGTCCATTTGTTTGTATATTTAATTTTTTCTTATTGCTTAAAGAATATAATAGAGTATAATCAATTATTGGAAGAGATACAGAATTACTTTCAAGATCATTTACTTTATAGTCACTAATAACAATAGTAATTAAAAAAACTATAGACCTTTGTGATGTATTTTCTATTATTTCATATGTTACAGGAGATTGTATAGTATTATTTTCTGGGACTACTTTTAATATGGAAGTAAACCGATAACCATTAAATCCTCTATAATTTTCGACAAAGCTTCTAGGGTCTTTATTATTTAATTTTATATTTGATTTTTTCTTTATAATATATTTAACCCCTCTAAACACAACTTCATAAAATCCACTTGCTTCGTTGTATGAAAATAACCCAAAAAATTCTTTGGTTAAACCAGAATTATTTGAATAATCTCCTGGATAATCAGAAGAAGAAACAGTAAAAGTGCTATTAAAGTAAGAAGAATTATCGGGATCTGCATTAAATAATAAAGAATAGTCAGGAGCTTCTGGTAAGTAGCTTTTTTGAGAATTTACAGAATCTATAGGATATTCTCTAGGTAAAGATTCTAGTATGTATCCTTCGTGAGTTAAATAAGCAGGATCCGGTATTTCTTTATCTATTGATGGGGAAAAATTAGTTGGTGAAAATGCAGGGGAAGAATTAAGTCTATATGGATTTCCCCTTCCGTCGGTTCCTTTAGATAAAGCCCATTTATTAATATATGGAACTATTCTAGAAACATTAGAAGTTTTTATGTTATAGTTTTCTTGAAGATATTCGTACTCGGTATTAAGTTTTGTTCCTTTAAATAACGTAGATTTGTCTTCGTTTATAAAAGTTTTTAATTCGTTAATTGCTTCTATACCATAAAATCCCGGAAAAGATTCTAAATCCTCTTCGTATTTAACTAAATCTCCATAAAATCCGGGACCTGAGTATTCTAATTGGGTAAAAGGACCTGCTACTACAATAGAATTCTGGATTTCCTCATTAAAAAAAGTAAATCCAAAAACACCAACGAAAACTTCACCGGTGGAATAAACAACAGAATTATATAATACACTTCCTGATTTTACATAATATGGTATATTTTCTTTAATTGTATTAATTTGTCCAGTACTTACATAATAATACCTATTAGTTTCAGCTATTGGGGTATTAGAATAATCAGAAGACCAGAAATCAAAATCGAAATCTTTAACGTCAAAAAAGGTAAAAACCCCAGAATATAATACACTAGAAGAAAATACGCTAATTTTTAAATCTTTTCCTATTTTTGGGGTTGCATTAGGATTTTCTAAATTAGCAACTAATAAAAGTTCATAATTTTTAAATCCTGTAATATCTCCAAGATTATTTTTTATTTCGTTATCAACTAATTTATTTATACTAGAAATTTTTACGTACCCTTTATCAGTATCTATATAATTTCCAGCTTTTATTATATTTGAGTCGGTTTTAGAAAATGCTATTCTGTTGTTAGCACAATCACTACCGCCTAAAAATGAAATATTAGAAGATATTTCAGAAAAATCCAATCCATTTATGGAACCATAGCCAGTAAAATCACCAAAAGTATTATAAGTTTTCCATTCCCCTAGTACATATTCAAAATAATTATCAGACGAATCTATAATAATATCACCTTCAGAGTATATTAAATCAGGATTTAATAAACCTAGGTATTTATTATTAAATTTTTCATAGTCATAAAATACAGATATACTAAAATCGGAAACTATATTTTTTCCGGGTACGTTAGTTCTTAAAATAGACGAGCTCAAAACATTTGCTGAATCTATTCTATATCCTGCAAAATCTTTTATTAGACTAGAAAAAGAATTAGCTATATCTGTTCCACTTTCAGTGTATGGATTAAATACTCGGGATTCTCCAAAATTATAGAAGGATCCTTTACTCCATTTCATTACCCCTGAGTAATTTCCAGAATGTATTAAATCAAAATTTCTATATCCATCAGAATGAATACCACCAGACCAAAATAATTTAAAAACTATTGCTTTAGGTAAGTCGTACATTTTATTAAAAACTACTTCTGTGTAATCATAACCTTTAGATTCTAATTTTACGCAATTTAAAGAACCTAAGAAGTTATCAATTCCGGTAAAATCTAAAAGGTTTGAAGAAACATCGGAAATTATTAAATTACCGGAAGAAGATTCTAGGTCACCAGTTATTTTAAATTCATTATTTGAATATGCTCCGTATTTATAATCTGGATTTAAGGAAGAATAATTTTCAACTCTTTTTAAACTATGAAATTTTTCATTTTTATCAGTAATATAATAAAGTTTATTAGGATCGTTTATATTTGTATCATCAGAACCCGGAATCCAGCCATTAGAATTTTCGTAATATAGCCTTATTCCAGTTGGACTCTCTACTTTATATGGGGTATTGTTATAATAGTAACCTGTATTATTCCTTTTAGGTTTAGGTAAGTTATTATTGCCGTCCTCTTCCTTATTTTTATAATAAGAATTTCCATCCATTTTAAAATTACCTAAATCATTTCTAGAAACATACATACCAAAATATCTATTAATAGAATATAACGAAGAATCTTTATCGTCAAAAGCAAATTCTAAATTTATTAAATTACTAGAAACTATTCCATTCCTTGAAAACCCACTTGTAATATAAGACTCGAAGTCTATCATAGAAGTAGAATCCGGGGATTTTAGGTAATCGTTTAACAATTCACCCGATTTACTATAAACCCCGTTTTTATAATCGATTCCATGATAATATGAATATGCATTTTCTCCAAAATTTAAATCTATAGGACTTTTTGGGAATGCTTTATTATTTATAATTGAATTTATATAATTACCTATTAAAGTTCCTTTTCTTAAATCAAAAGTTTCTATTACAGAAGAGTTTTTTAATATTTTTTCATTAAAGTAATTACCTACACTATCTACTTTATTTTGGAATTGTAATTCGTCCATTAAAACAACCTTACCAGCACCAGAAGAAACGCTATATTTATTCCCTGATAGATTATTACCTATAAAAAATTCACCTGGCTTATATTTAATAGGAACATTTAAAGAATCATTTCCATAGAAAATAGAAAATTCTTCTTTATTAACTTCCTGGATTACTTTATATTTTTTACCTTCTTTTATTCCGTTTAGGTCTACGTTAGTAGCATATGAATAAGAAACTGGACTTGGGGTTTTAAATATTACAAAAAATTCAGGTAATTCATTTTTTAACCAAAGAGGAGCAAAATAAGAAAAAGGCTCTTTATAACTTCTATCAATTAAAGTATTGGCTCCAGTTCCATAGAAAAAATCATACTGTAAAGAAAAATCATCAGAACTTTTAATATCTCCGTTGGTTTTTTTAGAAACATCGAATAGGATTTCAGAACTAAGTTTTCCTTTATCTAAAAATTTATACAGATCCGAAGCATATGTATTATTTCCATTTATTTTATAATTTTTAAATCTATCATTAGATAAAACCTCGTTAGCATTTATTGTATTTAAATAAGCTCCTCCTGAGGAATCTACAGTTATTTTTATATTACCCGTTAATAAAGGATTTGTACGGGTAATTAAAAAAGATGTATTATAATCAAAAAGTTTGGATTTTCCTGCCATTTTACTTTATTTATCTTTTAGTTAAATTGAGGGGCTACTTTTTATATTAAAAAAGTTTGGGGAAACTAAGGTGTCATTTTTATACTTTCCCGTAACCTCTACATCAAAAGAAAAAGTATTTTCGTTTCTAACCTTTATATCCAATCCTATTCTTTTAGTATATGTAATATTACTTAATGCTCCATCAGCTCTAAATCCTCCAATATTTCCTAATTTATCTGTAGCTCTAAATTGGTAAATTAACGGAATATTTATAGAATTTTCTGTACCAAACTGAAGTTTCTTTTTAGCAAGAGATGTACTTCCTTCTACTTGAATATTTTCAGAAGATTTCGGGGCTAAAAATAAATAAGATCCGCAAGAATATTTACCGATTAAATATTCATCGTTTTGATGGAAGCCTAATTTGTTTGGGTACATAGAATCACTTCTACTAGCCGCAGTTCCACCGGTAAAAAACGGGGTATTTACTTTTTGGAATTCAAGTTGCTTATAGTAACCACTAGTTGAAGTATCTAATTGAAAATAATTAGAATGTCTAAATTCTGGATATACTATAGTAGAATTATTAAAATCAGGTTTTACTAGATCTATAAAAGATGTTCCATCACCTGTATTTAATGCTGGATGATCTTTATGAATACAAAATTCAGAAAGAGCCCCGTTTCCGTTTGGAGTTTCGCTTCCGGTAGATCCAGTATACCCTCCTATCCAAACTGATCCGTTTATTCCTCCATTTACAGAAGGCGTAATAGTAGGATCAAAAGGTATTAAAGATTCTCCGTTTATAGGTAATGTACTAGAACCAATTAAGGATCCAGAATAAGAATAAGACCCGCTATATATATTAGCTTGGGGTTCATAAAGGTCTAAATTATACCCAACCGACTTAAACCTAGGGTATATAAATTGACTGAAAGAATTTCCTGATGCGAAAGGAGAAGCTTGTTGATAAGAAACATTTTTAGGAACTCCATTTTCGTCTACAATATCAGAATTACTAAGAGATGTAATAGAAATTGGAACTTTACTATATTTTAAATTTCCGTTATAGTCGGGTAAACTATTTATAGAATCAGAAATTAATAGGTTTTGCCCGCCAGAAGTTAAGCTAGCTAACTCTAATTCGGAGGCTGCTGCATTAACTAATTGAATATTATAAACTTTAGCTGCTATTTTACCAGAATCTGTAGTGGTTGGATCTGTAAAAATTTGGTTATAAAACCCAGCTGTTAATTTTATAGTATTTCCGTGAGAAACTTTAATTGGTTCGCTTTCTCCGTCAGTAATATAAACTTCTAAAATACCCTTTGCTTTATCGATTAAAGCTTTTAATTTATCTATTTCGTTGGTAATTTCCTGAATTTTTTCAAATAAGCTTGTTGGATTTCCAGAAGGTCCGTAAAAACCGCTAGCTATATTATCAGACTTATGAGCATATACGGTACTACCTACACTAAATTGGCCATTTAAATGTTCGTTTAAACCAAGAGAAGCTAAATCTTCTTTTATTTTAATAACTGCTTTATCTTCTGCGTTTGAAAGCATCGAAAATTCCATAGCATTAGAAGAAATCTCATCAGGAAAAGTTACTATTATAGAGGAAGACCATAAAGATTTTAAAGGATTTTCTGGCCACCCTGCTTCTGATATTGACATAACCTGAATTTCAACCTGCTCACCTTTAGTTATAGGAATATCTATTTGGTTTATATTTATATTTTCCGAATTCGCGGTATCCTCTTTTTCCCATACGTAAGTTCCTTTAGAAGAGTCATAAGATTTTTGTCTAATTTCGCTTTTTTCTATTAACCAATTACTATAGGAACCTTCTTTAGTTTGTCCATCTATTCCTTTATATTTTAATAACGAAGAAGATTGTGATGTTCCGCTATCACTTAGGTATCTATATCTTTTAACAAATTGAATTATTTCTTGATCCCCAGTTTTATCACTAATTTTTGGATTTGGTATATCAAAAAACCCTCTTATTTTATATTTAGGTTTTTCTAATATTTGGGGGGTATCTAAACTTCTAATAGCAATTTCATTAACTGTTGAATTATAAAGATCTTGCTTTTGAACCTTTTCATTAATAAGTGTATTTAATTTAGATTCTATAGCTTTAGGATTTATACTTTCTGAAGACTGTGACTGTGGGCTAATAGACGAAGCACTTGAAAATCCCTTATTTAATTGACCTTTTGTTTTTTCTATAGCTTTATCTAAAGTTAATATTTCGTTTTTTAGAACAGATTTAGCTGAAACTTTTTCTAATATGGTTTTAGAACTTACTGAATCTGTTAATTGTTTATTTATTTGTATTACCTGAAAGCTATCCGGATCTAATTCAGGAGATTCTGGGACAAGACCGAATATTGAAGGGATTCTTTTTTCTTTGGCCATACCTAAGAAAATTTGACCCATATCAGAAACCTGTGATTTATAAAAAGTTGAAAGGGTTTCTATAGTACCTTGATTATTTATTGTTAATTCGCTACTAAAAAAAGCTATTCCAGTAGAAAATAAAGATCCAACTATATTAAAGTTTTCGTCGATTGCTTTAAAAAATACTCCTTGTCTTTCATCAAAACCAACATTTACTTGAATTTCTCTTTGACTAAATTCGGAAGAAGATATTTCTAATGCTTCTGAACCTATTTTAATCGGTTGATATCCGGACAATCTTTTAAGCTGAACTGAACTTTCCTTTCTATTAACTGATGTTATTTCATACTTGGAAGAGTTTTCGGTTACTAAATGATCACCAACATCCAAAGATTTTCCGTCAGTTATTTCCGTTAATACGTCGGTGTAATTAAGACTATTTAACCTATAATTTCTTCTAGTTTCTACTATAGAATTTCCGCTAATATCATTAGTTCTTACCTCATCATCATAAAAAGCTAAAACTCCAAAAGAACCTACATTCCTTAATACCTTTAATGGTAAATCTACTATATCTTCATCTATATAGTAAGAAATTCCCTGGCCTTCAAGTTCCTTAATGAAATCATCGTGTGTTATGTCATTTTTCCCACTTATGTTATTATCAAAATAACTTTTTTGACCTTCGGTTTCCGTATTTGCGATAATTCTTTTAACTACTACTCTATCTGAATTTTGACTTATTTGGTCATCTACGTTTATATTTACAAATAATAAAGGGTTTAAAAAGCTTTCAAAAAACCAATTATCCTTTATTGAAAACGTAGAGGGTACTGGCAAATTAGTAAGCCTAATAGGTTCTCTTATTGCTTGGACTTTATATATTTGAGCGTATGTTCCGTCAGGGTTTCTAACGGTTGCAAAATTATCATTTAATCCAGATAAAGACTGAATATTCGAATCTAGCCTTTTTATTTGATTTCTTAGATAACCGTATGCTGGAAGAGAAGCGCTAATCGGTAGCCCGTTTTCATCAAGCATTTCAATTTCAACTGTATCGTTGGTAGAAGTTGCAACTTCATTAAGGCCATTTATGATTTCCAAAGCATTTTTTTGAAGTCTCATAAATTGAGCTACTAATGAGCTTATAGAGTTTTTTGTTCCTGACATTTTTTTATTTACTTTTTCTTATGTATTATTAGTTAAACTTTGTCCTATTATATCAACCTGGAATTTATATTCATTTTCGTCTATGCAAACTATTTCAATTACCGGCTTATATCCAAAATTTATAAATACCTCCTCGTCTAAGCTAATAATAAATTTAGAATATTGAGTTCCAATTGGACTAGATTTCGGATATTTTCCAGTAGAGTCTGTATAAAAATTAATAAAATATTGACCCGGGTAAATGTCATCTCCAATAGAAAACCTGTATTTTTGTCCGGTTTTCCATTTCTGAAATGTGTCATCGATTCTTATTAATATATCTGATGTTAAGCTAATCGGGGTTCCACCATTTATATGTTTAAAATAATTACTAAACTCATTTAAAGAAATAACATTTATATCTTCTGTACTGAGAGTTCCATAACCTTTATTATTACCTATATTAAATTCCTGGTTTGTGTTTTTAATAGTTACCTGATTTTCTACACTCCTATCTATCTGAGTTCCTGTTCCCTGTTTAATCGAGTCAAGGTCATAAGATATTTTAGCTGAAGTTTCGTTATTTATAATAGCTTTTATTAGGTCGTAATTTTGATTGATTAAACCCATAATCGATTTAGTATTAGAAAAAAGAGCCTGATTAGCTGATAGATTTTTCTCTATTTCCTCTATTCTTCTATTAAAATTAACGGAGGTAGAGGTAGAGAGTATAATATTTTCAATGTTTGTTAATCTTTCTTCAATTTTAATAATACCTGTTGACGAATTATTTAATGTTTCACTTGCATCTTGTAAAACGTTCATTGAATCCATAAACATAGTTAATGAAAAAGTAGAATAATCATTAATTGCTTGTTCTACCCCTGCTTGATCTATATCAGTTTCAAATTTAATATTTAATTTAAGCCCCCAGCTGTTACCATTAAGCTTAGTAACTAAATTTGGTTTATATTTTTTTAACCTCGGAATGTAAGTATCGCCATCAGTTATTACATCATCTAAAAATAAAACTCCGTAAAGATTTGTAGCATAATCACTAGGGTTAGCAGGATCGTATACGTCATAATAGATTAAAACTGCATTAAATTCAAAATCCTTAGCAACAGCTACTGAATTAAATTCCTCTATTGTAGTAATCCCGGGATTATCTAAAATTTCTTTATATGAATCTGGATCAAAATCAATTCCAATAGAATCTATTTGTGTACGAGCATAAACTAATTCGTTTCCATTATTAGATTTTGTTATAATTAAAGAAGCGGGTTCAGTAAATTGCTCGTCTGAATAGTAAGTATTTGGAGTATCTCTCGGAGTATACCAGTTACCTTCTCCTGTTGCTCCGTCTATTGTATCATAAAAAGTAACAGCGGGAGAACCTAATACATCGCTATCAAAAATTGATAAAGTAGTTAATCCGCTTGGGTTAACTTCGCTAAAAGATCTTCCGTTAATATATTCTCTATTTAAAGGATCTATTGGAAGGTTTTGCCAAGAAAAATCCGGAAAGTAATTAGAATCTGAAATGTTTTTAAATAAAATAGTTGGAGTGCTACCATCCTTAGTTGGAACGTGGACATAAACTTCTGAGTAAGTATTATTTGTATTTTTAACGGAATTTACTATATCTAAATTACCAATATATTTAATAACATTTGAATAATTAGCTCCTGTAAGCCCTAAGGATCCCGTTCCCCCTGTAGGGTCACCTTCAGTATACCTTTTTTCTGTTTGTGGAAGATCGTTTATTAATAAAACAGTTTCTTGATCTAGGTTAGGAGAAACTAAATCTTCTGAAGCTGGCTGGAACCTTATGGCTCCGGTTTCCTTTAACCACTTAAAGAAAAGTCTTTCGGAAACGTTTTGCTTTATGTCTTGGTCATATTCATCGCTTCCAATAATAGTGCTTTCTATATTTAAACAATAACTTTGAAAACTTTGAGAAAAATCAATATTTCCATCCCCCGTTATTATTTTTCCAGCAGAAGTAGACCAATCTAAAAAAGCTCCGTCGGGACCATTAAGTTTAACTTTATTATCTAAAGAACTTGAGTTGTCTATATCTGGAATATTAAGTAACGCAAATTTAGAAAACTTAAATTTATTAGTAGAATTATTAAAAGTCGTTGTTATATCCTCAGAAGAAGAAGAAAAACTATAAAAAGTTCCACCTTGTACTTGTAAAGGTCTTATAAATGGTGTTTTTGCCATTATTTATATTTTAATTTTAAATTGTCATATTTGTAGATGATAAAATCACCCAAGATCCTTTTTGAGAAACAGAATCCTGATCTATTCTTGGCTCCCAAATTAGATTAATTGATGCTCTATAAGATAATCCTGCTGCTACTGTAACAGAAGATCCCCAGCCACCCTGTAAAGAATTAGTATTAAATCCGGTATAAAATGCTCCCTGAATTCCGGTTTCTATACTTCCAGTGGCTCCGTTGGTACTAATAACAGTCAATTCAAAACCTGCTGGTAAAGAAGATACAGTTGATCCATCACCAACGCTTAGCATAAATCCACCAACACTGGATAAATCAGCATAAATAATATTTTCAAGTCCGGTTATTTCGTAAGGAGCTGCCGCAGTTGTAGATATTCCTCCCCCTGTGCTATCGGGAAAATTTGAGCCTGCGGTTAAACCAGAATTTATTATAGTATTTGTATTAACCAAGCTTGCGGCAGGACCTATTTTTAATCTTCCGTTTATTTCGGTTTTTCCGTTAAACGAAGCAGTAGAACCAGCAGAAAAATCTATATTATTTTTTACATTTACTTGCCCCTCTAGATTAGCAGTTCCGCTAGAAAGAAAATTCTTAGTTATTAACGATTCGAAATTTCCTACTCCAGAGGAATTAATAGAGGCTAAGCTTGTGCCTGATGCTGGAAAAACTAGACTATTAAAAGCCCCAGATTTTGCTGATATTTTTCCAGTTGTTGTACCTGTTAAATTTAGTACCCCGTTATTAGTATCTATACCAAAAACGTCACTATATTCATTAATCCAATTATTTATAATTCTAAAATTTGAATTAACTCTATTTCTAGAACTTGATATTCCGTCGCTTCCTTTTAATTCAGTTATATTTACTGTAGCCATTTTTTAATATTTTTTCTTTATTCTAAGTTGAAATATATATCCTACCACGACAAACAGTAAAAATTCTAAAAATTAGTGGTAAAAAACATGGGAAGGAAAAAGCGTTCAGATAACGAAGAGATTGATTTCATATTAAGGGATATGGAAGAATCAAGAAAAGAAGATTCAGTAGGAAATAAGGAAATTAGATATTTGGACTCTAGTCTAAAAAAAATTACACTAAAACCTGCTCAATCTATAATGGTAAATAAATTTAGGGAAAATCAAATATTATTTGTTTTTGGACCAGCAGGAACTGCAAAAACTTTTACTTCTTGCTATTGTGCCTTAGATGCTCTTTCAAACAGCGAGAGTATATCAAAAATTTTATTAATTAAGCCAACTATAGAAGCTAGCAAATCATTGGGTTATTTACCTGGTGACGAAAAGGAAAAAACTGATCCTTTTATGCAATCTTATTATGATAATTTAAGTAAAATAATAGGACCTGCTAAACTTAGTACTATGCTAACACAAACTAACACAATAAAAGTTGAGAATCTTCAATATATGAGAGGAAGGACATTTGATAATTCAATAGTTTTACTAGACGAAGCACAAAACTGTAATTATAAAGAAATTATGCTAGCTATTACTAGACTAGGTAAAAATTCAAAAATGATTATATTTGGAGATATTTCTCAATATGACATCAGGGAAAAAGACGTAGCACTAAAAGAATTTTTCCAGCTTTTCCAAAAAGTTGATAAGGTAGGGCTTTTTGAATTTGAAAATAAAGATATAGTTAGGTCCGAAATTTTAATAGAAATTACAAGGGTTTACGAAAAATGGAGAAAGGAAAAAAACCTAGATTAATCTAAATCATTAAACGTAGCATCAGGATTATTACTAATAATAATTCCAGACCCAAAATCGGGTTTGGAATTATTATTTATTTTTTCGGTTTTTTCTTTTAAATCTTCGATAAGCCTATAAAAATCACTATTTTTAGTTGTAGATTTTTTTGGAAATCCATAGTCTTCTGAATTAATAATACTTGGATCCATATCAGAGATTTTTATTTCTAAGTGATTTATTACTTCAATAAAAGAAGTTTTTGATACTTCATAAACGTTTCCGTTAGAATCTTCTACAGAATTACATATAGTATATAAACCGGCTTCGTTAAAAGTATAAATAAAATACGGGGAATTTTTAATATCTAAAAGTTCTTCTCCAGTTTTTTGGTTAATTAGTATCCAACGATATTCAGATTTTCCAAATATACTAGAATCATAATTACTGAAAAATACGGTAGACATAATTGGAACTTTCATATTTTTTTCATCCCTATGTAAATTTGCCCATTTCCAAGCACTAGTACCAGAATTAGATAATATAGAACCCATAGATTTTCCAGTTTTTATAACAGGAGCTACAGAAAGGCCAGTTAATATTTCCCTTCCTTCTCCTGTGTTATTTCCTGCATAAAATAAATCTCCAGAGTCTGAATCAGTATAAACGAAATTAGTTTTAATAAATCCGGTAGAACCTAATAAATCCAAGTCGTAATAATCTATTTTTTCTCCTTCTAGGGTAGTTTTTAATATCGACCTATATTCGGTTCCCCCGCTTAATCCTTTATATAAAGAATGCGTATAATTAGAAGAAACTGAAGATTGTTCCAATGAAATAGGAATTTCTCCATTATAAAGATTAATTTCATAAGAATTTAAAACCTCTGAATATCCTCTAGGTTCTACTGTAATAATTACACTTCCGTATTCACTTTCTATTGATTCTATATTATTTCCAAATATAGGTAGAGATGAACCAGTTATAGAATGAAATATATAATGTTTATTTAAACCCGATGAACTAGCCATAGATTTATCGTTTATAACATTCATATTTATTTTACTGTCTATAAGTTTACCTGTAGAATCTACTAAAATATAAAATCCGTAATTTCCCGCGGTAATACCAGTACCTATCTGGGTACCACTAAATGAAAATGAAGTTGAATTAGCATATCCAGTTATTAATGAGGTACCGTTACTTTTTTCTGTACTTACATTTAAAACTTTTACTAATTCTCCCGGTCCCTCTCCGGAGTTTATACTATTAACGGATTTTAAATTTAAATCCTTATCCATTATTAAACGTATATTGTTACTATTTAGTGTTCCCTTATTAGTTCCAATAATTTTTGGTAAACCAATAAAATCAAATCTTTTTTTATCTTCCTCTGCATAAGTATATAAAAGAGCTTCACTTCCCTCTATGTTAGCAGAAATACTTATTCTATTTTTTATTATTTCTATTTTTGCATTACTTATAAATGATGAACTGTTAACATTAGTAGGGAAATTTCTAAAAGATTTAAGGAAATATTTTTTCCTTATTTCGAAAGGAAGGTTTAGGTCCATTCCACCAAAAGAAGTTTCCGAACCTATATTATGATCTATTTCCATAATGAATAAACCCATATTTCCCGTTGCTCCGCTGTCGTACCACGAAGGAAAGTAAGGAGATCCAGTTCCCCCTGAATATTCAGAAAGGATCCATGGATAATCCCCAGTTGATCCTTGAATATTAGGTGAATTAATATTAGATATACCTACAGCAGAACCTGTTGGCCCTCCACCAGATGCTCCACCTGGATAGTTTCCATAAATAAATTCCCCGGCTTCTATATTATTTTTATATCCTCCTAATACATATAAGGATTGGTTATCCTCAGAATTTTTTATATCATAGATATAAGTTGAATTTCCTCTAATTGTATTATATCCCTTTAATTGTCCAGATTTATTATAATAAACGACTAAACCCAGATCTGAAGGTGCCGGGGATCCACTTGTTGAATTCGGGTTATTAACAATTACTGTAGTACCGTCTTCCTTTTTACCAAGATTTATAGAATCAGTAGAGTTTATACTTAAACCTATAACATAGGTATCACCTAATATATTTACACTCAAATTTGGAGTTGCAGTAGAAATATCACTAGATCCTGTCATTCCAGAAAACCATAAATTATTAGGAATTTTACTAGCCTCTTTTAATTCAAAATAATCGGCTATTTCTCCTTTGTTCCAATATTCTTCCTTTCCTGCACTTCCGTCAGAAATATCAGATAAAGAGGTACTTAGAAATAAGTTACGTTTATCTAAACCTGGATGTTTACCTACAAGATATAAATCTTGGTAAGTTCTCCAAGAAGGATATTGCCAAGAATATTTATCAACTCTGGGTATTTTTAATTCGTCTGAAGGTGTATGGTTAACGAAATTCCATCCAGTGGCTCCTATATTTTTTGAAGAAGCGTAGATATGAGGGGTAACATAATCAAATACCGAAATTGTATCTAAACAGGTTAATAAAATATTTTCCGGATAATATAAGCTTTTTTCATTTTTTGATTTGCTTAAAAAAGATCCTATTTCAGTAACCTGGTTATTAGGAATGTCTGAATTACTAGAGGTATAGTTTATTATATTATTTCCATTAAAGTAAAATAAACCATTTCCTTCCCCATTATGTCCGTTACCAACAGCAAAAAATACTTGGCCGTTATTTGCAGATTTTACTATTCTTATTTCAGAAGGACTTGGTATATCAGAATTTAAAGAATTCCAAACTTTGTATTCATTTTCAGAGCTTAAAAATACTAACCCGTTTTTTGTTCCTATCCATAAATTATTATCGTCGTCAAAATCCAAGCTATAACTTACAGAAGAAGGCAATCCTGAATTTTCTGAATTTAATATTCTAACTGAATTTAGCATATTTCCTGAATCAAGAAGGGGTAAATTAATTCTATTACTTCCTCCGGCAAATATTATTATTCCTATTTCTGTTGCTACCCAATATTCATAAGTTTTACCGTTAATTCCTTTAGCCTTTATGTCATAGGTATGAGTCCAGTTATAGTCAGTTAGTAATTCTTTCCATTTATTTATGGCTTCTTCATACCTAAATAAATATCCACCAGTAACTCCTATAGGGCCAGTAGATCCTGTAACTCCCATTCCACCATTAAGTTCCGTTACAAAAGCTAAAGTTTCTCCACCAAACGGGCTTGAATAAATTTTACTTGTTTCGTAAGAATCTCCGGTTAAACCAAGATCCTGATGTGTCCAGGTTTTAGCATTTTGTGCATATTCTCCTATTAGTTTAAATATACCAACATTAGAAACATAAGGAGCTGTTGCACAGCCTATCCATTTATTATTATATTCATCTATGGAAATAGATCGGGTATCTAAATAATATGGAAGATTACTGGGGACTGAAGAATTTTCAGAATTATATACAGTAAAATTAGAACCGTCATATTTTACTATATCTGCTCCAGTAATCCAAATATCATTAGAAGAATCTATACTAATATCTGTTATTGTATTTTCTAAACTTGCCATTATAAACTTCCTCCTATTTTAATTCCTGCTTTTTTATTAATGCCTTCTTCGTTGTGTTTTTCCGACAGAGCTCCATAACTAAATGGTTTCATACGGGAGCTTATACCTAAATACGTGCTTTTACTTTCTAACCAAGAATCTACATCTATATATGGAGGATATTCAGAAGTTCCGTTAAAATTAAATCTACCAAAATCCCAGGTTATCGGAATGTTAAGCATTTTTTTATCAACAGAAGAATAAAAAGATGTACCTGATAAATTACCAAGTCTAAGCTTTCCGTACGATTCAACTATAGTAACGTTGCTAATTAAAGGATTTCTTATTTCTAAAGAAATACCAGCTCTGTTCGTTCCTCCGGTAACCCCACTAATTATAGTCCCTGGATTGTTATCAGAATATGGTGTTGGTAATGTCCAATAATCATCTGCTACAGCAATAAGATCTAATAATCCACCGGCTAATCCTAAATTCTGATCAGAAATATATGAATTTATGTATGTAGCAATCCCAATGCCGTATTGTGTATCTTCTGCAAGTATCCACGAACCCTCACTGGAATCGTTTCCATATGCCTGAGCATATCCTGTTGATCCAGTTGCTCCTGGTGTTATAGAGGGGTCTATGGATTCTGGAATAATAATGGGACCATCTAATCTAGACTGGGGATCTGGTAATCCAAAATAGACTGGAATGGTTACTATATTTCCGTCCCAATATTCAATTTTTATGTCTATACCTAACGGTGGAACAGTAGAAGTTTTGGTTTCACTAGTTCCTACATTAGATAAATAAATAGATTCTGGTTTACTTGGTAGAATATATTGGGATGGTATGCAAGGATATTTTCCGACAATAGTTCCAGCTGGTCCAGTTATACTTTTTTTACCTTCTATAATTTCTAAAGTATCAGTATAAAATCTAGCCCATTGATTTTTGTTTAGTCTAACATCAGAACTTAAATGTAAATCAGCAGAAGTAACCAAACCGATAGTTGGTGGTAATCCTACATATCCGGTTTCTCCTGGATCGGGTAAACCTATTGGATTTTTTAGTAAATTATCTATAGTATTTTTATGTATATTTACAGTTCCGCTAGAATTTTTACCATTTACGGTAACACTTTTACTATATAAAGATAAATAGGATCTTTGGAATGGGTTTATATCATTATTATAATAAGTATCTTTAATTAAAGCGAATTCAGGATTCACTACTTCATTAGAAGAAGGAGAAGGGTATTTTATATCGGAAGTATAATCACCCTCTGTTATATTATCACCAAGAATTTTACCTGAAGCTGTTCCCCCTAGTGCATTATAGGTATCTAAAGTATTTACTTTATATTTACCCTTATATTCTATATTAAATGGAGAAAATGCTCTCCCCCTTATATAAGACAACTCGTTATTTACGTGGGGGTAATATAATCCAGTTGGTCCAGTAGAACCACCCCAATATGTATTAGAAAAACCAGATTTAAAGTTTATTTTATTTAATACTGATCCGTCTGACACAATATATGGTTCTTCGTATCCACCAACGATTTCTCCTCCAACCTTAACTGAATAGCTATATTCTATTCCGCTATTTTTATTTTCTGATGATATTTCATTAATTAATTTTCCGTATGGAGTAGATTCTATAAATCCTGCCTGTTCAAAAGTAGAAGAATACGGAAAGGGAATATAATCATAGCTTTCGTTTATTTCTTCTATTGGTCCTAATTTTACTATATTAAGTTTTTTATTTTTATTTCCTATATTAAAACTAGAAGAAGAATACAATGAAACATTACCTAAATGTATCGAAGCTGGATTTGAAATATGTGAACCTGTTAAGGTTTCCCAATTCATATATCTTAATTGACCTACTGAATTTTTTGAATTATTACCATTAAAAGTTACACCTGTTGCTAAAATTCCATCAGTAGGGAAATCCCACTCAGAATATGTAGGAGACCCTGGATTTGTATTGCTTAAAAGTAACGGAGTTCCCATAAACAATGGCGTAGGCTCACTAAATTCAAAATTAACATCCCAGGGAGAAATATCAACCTTTATTATTTTGTTTTTGGTATTAGTTCTATAAACAGAATACGAATCTTTAGTTGTTAAAGAAACGTCAAATTCTCCAATATTATTATATATAACAGAAGGATTATTTCCAGTAGATCCTGTTGGACTTCCCCCAGGAAATTCCCATAAATATTCTATTTCATTAGCAGTACTAGTTTCAATAAAGGTTACAGTTTCTCCCTGAATAATGGGAATGGGATAAGCTGTTATTTTTTTATACCATTCATTATAAAACTTTCCAAATGGTGTTATTCCTATAGGTGAGTATAGGGCAAATGGATGATGGTCAAATCCCCATATATTTAAATTTTCTTCTATAGATAACCCATTATAATAAACATGAAATCCGAACCTTTCAAACGAGTTTATTTTTTTAAAAACTGAAGAAAAAAGTTCTTCTGTTTCTAAAGCTCTAGCTCCAAAATAGCTTCCCATTTCGGTTATACTAGGCGTTGAAATGTCATTTAAAAAAGAAAAATCCAAATTACTAAATGATAATTCTTCTCCTTGATTTTCCTGGTCAGTAGGGGAAATGTATATATGATAAGCTGTTATAACCCACTCTGGAATAGCATTAGAAAAAAAAGTATCTAAAGCTTGTTTTACCTGAACATTCCAATCTTTTCTATATTCCATTGCATATGTATCAGCTTCACTATAGGAAGCTCCACAAACTATTAACTTTAAATTTGGGAAATTGTTTTTAAATGATGCAATAAAAGTATTTAGATCAGAAATATAATCAGAAATAGTATATACACCAGCAACACCGGTTTTATTTGTTTGGCCTAAAAGAAATTTTAAAAGGTAAAGCTCGTTACCTAATTCTATAGCAGTTAATCTATTTGTATGCGACATAATATAATCGACAATAAATTTTTGATTTACTACAGTATCGTTAGTGTTCCATACCCAGATTAAATTTAAATCGAACTTTTCGCAATAAGCAATGGTTTCATCTAACTTATTTTGACTTATTAAAAAAAAGTTTCCAGAATCTATTTGACCTTGAGGTACTTGATCTAAAAGAAAATATGTTTTCATTGCCTGGCTTCCCCCAGGAATTCGCAATGTAGTAATACCGTCTAATAAAGGTAAACATTTAGAAAAATCTGTTTGGTTAAATTGTACATTTACTATCATATAGGGTTTACTATTTTATTATATACTTTTTCTAAAATTAGATTTGTTTACCTCATTAGATCCGGGTACTGTTCTAGGAGCAGGATAACCAGAGGTTATTCCTACTACAGAATTAAAAGTATACCCGGTAGGTCCGTTAATAGTTAAAAAATTTTGATATAATTCGGAAGGGTATACAAGATAATTAAAATTAGTTATATTTTCATCAGAAGATAAATTAAGCTGCTCCGCTGCTTCGCCTAAGGTTAAATTAGAACCTGAAAGAGTAATACCTACCGGAAATGGACTTATTTTTTCAGAAGGTGAAACTTTTATATAATCTCCAGATTTTATTCCATAAAGACTAAATCCGCCTAACCAATCGTTATTATATTCGAAACTATCCCATGTATGTGAATATAGATCGTCCCAGGTAACCTTGTCACCAAAATTATCCCACGACATTTTTTTTGTTCCCCACCACTTTAAATTAGGGTTTGGTAAACAAATATTATTTTCTTCCCATTTTGTATATTCTGACTCTGGTTTAACCCCGCCAGAAAATTCTTTAGACGAAGATGATATAGTAACCGAGCCATCGGTTACTATATTAAATTTAATTCCGTTACCGCTTTCAAAAATATTGTCATTAGCAAATACAAAAATCTTGCCGCTAGAAGGATTGTATGGGTCCGTAGAAGCTACATAATCTGGGGTTGTATATGTTTCATTAATTTCAGATATTAATCCGCTTACAGTTGCCTCTATTTCATAATCTATGATCAAGTCTGATATTTTTCTATCCCCAGCATAAACTTTTATTGATCCACCTCCAGTAACGGATTGGGTCGGATAAAAAGCCGGATCAACTAAAAGATAATTAATATTAAATTCTATCCCACCTTTTTGCTCTAATACCTTGGGTATAGTAAACGTAAATTCATCTGCACCTAAGGGAATAGTAACCGGCCAATCTCCATTTACTTCAGAAATTGAGCCTTTTATATAAATAGTAGAACCGTCTATAAAGTTGTGGGGGGTTGAAGTTTTTATTTCAGCTATTGAATATTGTGAAAGTGTCCCGACTCTATAAGAAGTAATAGATTCTATTTCTATATAATTTTGGGTAAATGTAAATTCTGCAGAAGGGTGTGTACCTTCCGTTCTAGTTTTAACCAATGCGTCCTGTCCTCCATATGAAGAATTTCCGTAATTTATAAAATTTAAAGCATCAAAAGATAGGGTTTTCCTAGCATCATCATAAGTTTTTCCTTCTCCTGGATATTCCCATATTCCTTTGTAGTCATCCCAGGGACGAATCATTTGATCCCACGAATATTCTTCGTTTTCTTGATACCTTGTCCAGGCATCTATATTTATGGTTTTTGGAGAAACCTCGACCGCTTTGTCTATAATTTTAGTACTTTTAAAATTATAAGAATCATAAACATTACACGATAATTTATAAATTCCTGTATATGGGAGAAAATGGGGAAGTTTATAAAATTCCATAATGGGTCCTCTAAACCTAAATTCATAAGGGGTCCCAGGTTGGTTCGGATCTTTCGTAATTATCCATTCTATTTCAACATAATTAGAAAAATTTATATTATCCCAGGTAAATAAACTTAAATTTTGTTTATTAGAAAAAATAGATGATTCTCCAAAAGTACTTGTTCCTAGACCCGTACTTATTGTATACAATCCCGTGGTATAGTCTATATTTATTATTTCTCCAACTTCCTCTAGATAAGAAAAGCTACCTAAAGAATCGTCACCCTTAATAGTAACAAAATCCCCTGTTTCCATTACGGGAAGCTGTAAAGAATCCCAGGTAACATTTAAATCGTCCCATGAAAAATCATCTAGCTCTAAACTGAATATAATAGGCATTCCTACTGGTACTGGTACACGGTTTCCAGTTTTAGGATCTACAAAATAGCTTGGATCATATCTATTATCTCCCAATTCTACTATTTTTCCCTCCTGTTTCTCCCTGTAAAATTTTGATATAGCTTCAATAAAAAATTTGGCTTCTTGTCCTGAATATTTTTGATTGTTTGCTAATGGGTTTGAAATATTACCAAAATCTGATATTGAAGGAATTTCTATAGTTATTATTCCATTCATAGAAGGATTAGAAGTTCCTGAATAATAGTACAGTTCTTCATTTTCTTCAGGTAATACGTTAAATATTATTTCTGTTCCAAAAACTGCACCGTTATTTATTATTCCGTTAGGCGGATCTAAAATTAATCCGGGATTTTTTGTTATAAATAAAGGGAATTCAGAAGAGCTGTTTTTTATGATATATTTTTTACCCTTTTGAAATAATAATTTAGGATTATTTCCTAAATAATCACTGACTCTAAATGAATCTCCGTACCCACCAGGAGTAAAAGTTAAATTTATAACATTATTATAGTTACTAGGGGTTTGTATAGATTTAGAATTTGGTCTAATATTAAATGCGCTAAGGTTTTCTATAAAACCATAATCTGGATTAACAGAAACATTTGGATTAAACCCGGAGTCTATTTCTAATCTATTTACTTTATCGCTCCATACTCTAGTGTTATAGATATTATAATAAACTCCTTCCCCAGTAATGTCAATAATTCTAGCATTTAGGGGTAGGTACGTTTCCTTTAATCTTTCCTTAAGAGCAAATAATTTAAGAATTATTTCCTCTTGAGAAAACATATAAACATTTTCAGTTACCGGATATCCATAAGGATCGGTTTCGCCTGTTGGTTTTTGTATATCATAATAAAGGCCAAAAAATGAAGTTTTTTTGTATGTATTACTAGGAACTAAAGTACTTCCAGAAGAAACGTCTAATTTATAATCTCCGTTTTTATTTGGTCCATATGTTTGGGTTAATTTATATTTTCCGCTATTTTCATTGTTTAATATATCCTTTATTAAAACATTTTGTGTATATCTTCCTTCAGAAAGACTTAATTGATCTATAGCTCCAGACATAGATTGGAGTGGACTTATAATAGCTTCTGAATATTTAACATTTAACCAATATTCTTTAATCCGAAGGTCTTGGTATCCAAAAAACCGAATAGCATTAACTAGCCCTTTATAACTTCCGATATAAGGAAAAATATCTTCCCCGGAAACCATAAGCTCCTTTCTTTTTTCGTTAATTTCTATATAATCAGGAAATGGTTCATCGGGGTCATGATTTCTAAGAATTGTAGAATCCTTTGGAATAAAAGATCTTCCTAAATTTTTTGTTAATACATCTAGCCTTTCATCATCTCCTATTACTTCCCCATAAAAATCTAATTCAAGAACTTTTAAAGACCCTTCATCGGTAAGTTCTTCAACTATCATTTTTCTTTCATATACATCCGCTCCTATATTAATAGTGTTCATAGCTACGTTAATAGATAAATGGGATTCTACGTTATTAGAGGTTATAATATATCCATTTTCATAAGAATCTCCAGTATTTTCTACCGTTTCATAAGCAACATTGGGATAATTATAAATGGATGGTTCTCCCGTTTCAGGATCATTTTCGGAAACTTTATAACTAAATATTATATTAGTAACATCAGTGTTACCATAACTGTCATTAGCCCATTTTGTTCTCCATTTATTTTTTACGCTATCAGATAAATCTGAATGTGGATACCCAAGAACTATTGGGCCATTTGAGATTTTTTTAAATTCCTGTAATATGTATATTTGGGAATTTTCAAAAAGACCCGCCGAAGTTTCGTCAAAATATACAGAGCCTTTGAAATATCCGCCTGGCCTATTTTTATATGAAGTTTCAAAATATAGCTTTTTTCCGTTTCCTATAAAAGAATTTCCAGTAAAAGATTTAAATATAATATCTATTTCGGTCCCTCCTATAGTAATTTGGTCAACTTTTCCTTTTATTTTATTAGAGCTAGATAATACTGAAATATTTAAAGTTACCTCTGCACCCTTTAAAATATAATCAGAAATATCTAATGCCCATAAAGTTATGTCAAAATTATTAGAATCCTTTAAATTAAAAGTTATTTTATTTTCCGAGTCTAATAAAGACGTATTAACATTTCCTTTTAATGAAGTATCTGAATCCTCTGTATACAAAAATTCAGAATCTAGTTTACTTGGACCAGTAGGCCCAACATATTCAAAGTTTAAAGGTTCTCCGACTTTATTAAAAAATAATAATTTTATATTAGCCATTTAAAAAACTCTTTTGTTGTTTTTAGGTACAGTATAATTAAAAAAGTTTCTTATTTGTTTAACGCTTTCAATTAAAGCAAAAATTATTTTTTGAAATTCTTTTAATATTTCTTTTTTAGTAGGATCTCTAAAAATAACATTAGATAAGGTTTTTTCTAAAATAACTTCCTTATAGTCAAACCCTTCTCTTACGTTATCATTTATACTATTTCTAACATCTAATAAATTATTAGTTGGATCGAAGGAATAGTATTTTCTTTCCATTTTGCTTGGAATAAGCTCTTTTAATATTGTATTATATTCATCAGAATTTGTACACGGGGAATATTTATATTTTCCATTAGAGCTTATTAAAGTTCTTCTATAGCCAGAACATCCTATATTATGGGATCTTTCCTCAGCAAGTTCCACAGAGCTATAAAGATCTTTTTTGTTATATTCCGTACTAACACTAGTTCTTAATTTTAATCCTAGAGGACTATAAGAAAAATCATCATTATCTTCAAAATGTGGAGTATAGTCTCTTTTCATTTTATTGGTTTTTATTAATTAGTAATTTTTTTTGCTGAGAAGATCTTTGAGCGCTGTATCCTTTAGGAACTATTTCAGTAACAGTAATATTTAAGCTACCCGGTTTATTTTTAATTATTCCTTCATTAAAATAAGAACCGTTTCTATCCTCGAATCCTCCTCTAAGTAAAACTAATTCATCTTTAGCCATTATAATATCTCCGTATTCATTAAGTCCTAATAATTTAGATTTTTCTTTAACTGAAATGTTATTTAACTCCGATATTGTTAATTTATTGGCTTCGTTTTTTTGTCCTATAAAATAAAAAGAAACTGAATCTATTCCGGATATTCCTTCTATTATAGCAATAATATCTGATTTTGGTACTCTGTCTCTTCTTTTAAGGTTTATAAAATATTCTGATATTTGTTCCCTAATATTATCTTTTATTATATCTATGTCATATCCTTCAAATACAGTTAAAATTACATTACCCACATATCTAGTAATACTAGGTTCTAAAAGTTTAACAACAGTAGTAGCAATCATTGAACCAGAATCTTCTATTAAATTAAGTACCTGGGTTCTTTGTGAAGTAGTTAATAGGAAATCTTGAATATCTAGATCAAAATAATCTTCGTTTGATTGTAAATTCAAAGTTACATTAGGAACTAAATAAATATAAATGATGTTGTCATCATTTAAATTACCATCATTAAAAGTAGAAAATGCACTAACTTGAGAAAATACACCAAGCTTTTCTAAAAATATCTCATAATTTGTAGCATTAGCAAAAACATAAGCTCGGCTAGTTTTTGGGGCAACAAGTTTTATTAAAGCAATAGATTCTGGGTCTGTACCAAAAGAGGGATCGATTTCATTATTTATAGTTAAATAATTATTTAAATTTACTTCTTTACCAAATAAATCTTCTCCGGATTCAGTAAAAACAAAGGTTAATGGGTTAATTTTAGTAGAAACTAAATTACCTCCAAATCCTAAAGATTCTAAATATTCTATTCTTATTATTGATCCCCTTTCTGGAACTTTACCAAAGTTGGTATTACCAAAGTAAATATCAACACCTATTGATATTCCAAGCTTAGATAAAAATCCCTTTCCATCAAAAGGAATGTCGTAAAGGGAATCGTATCTTTCCCATTTTTCTTCATTTACAAAGGTTTCTATATACTGTTGATCTACATAGGATCCAGAAATACTATTAACATTAAAACTTTGCAAGCTTTTTTTATTTCCAGTAAATCCTGCACTTTTAAATGTTCCCTGTACAGTTTTAAATTTTTTCAATGTGTCCGCGGTTAACAAAAACTTAGTTTTATTTCCGTTCATTACCAAAGTATAGGTTAATCCGTTTTGTTCACATCGGATTTTCGTGTTATTTTTTATTATTATAGCACCTCCATCTACATCAGCTTCCCTAGTATTCCATTTTATTGAAACCTCTCCTTGAGCAGCGCTTGCTCTTCCCGGATCATATCCGGAAATTCTAGCTAAACTTTTAACAGAATAATCACGGGTAGCTTGCATAATATTCAACTCAGTAATAGAATCCTCTATAAAATAAAGAATAAACTGTGAAATATTTTGGATAACAAAAAGAATTTGACCCCATGCAGAAGCTACTGTAAATACATTTCTTGATTGATCGTAAGCTCTTTGTAAATAATCAAAGGAATCTGCTACCAGGCCTTTGATTAAAATATTATTTTTTTTAAATATATTCATTTTTATTAAAATACTTTTAAACTTATTACTGGAATGTTACTATTTCCATCCACTGGAATATAGAAATCAAATAATCCAATATCTCTCTGAGTTCCTAAATTAAATTTTATATCAAAAAATCCACCAACACCATTAAATACCGGCGCATAGGTAAATATGTGTTTTTTTATTTGATCCCTTACTGCTTCTTCAGAAAGATTCATTTCAAATAAAAGAGCATCCAAACCTATACCAAACATCGGATCTCCCAAAACCTCTCCTTTATTAGTTAAAAGAAGCATTTTTATTTGGCCAATAGCAATTTCTACAGAATCAGTAACCTCTAATTGTTCTTTTTTATATCCTGGATCAGACGGGTCTCTGTTATAAATTTCTTTCATAGGAAATCCTTAATTTCCTATTATATATCACAGTAGTAAGGATTAGGAAATTTTTTTAATTCCACTGAAGGAAAAAATGAGGTGTGTTTTCTCCGTCTATCATATCTTTAACCTCTTGGAGCTCGCTTTCTCCATCAGCTTTTAAATCTGCTGGGTTTATCTGAACATTTCCAGGTAAACTATAGTTAAATGCGCCAAGCATTCTGGCTAAGTTTATTTTGGCTTTTGCTATACAATATCTAACGAATAATTCGTCGTCATACAATTCATCTTCATCTAAAGCAACAAAGCACCTTATAGCTACATCTACTCCTCCTGGATCAACGCCACCTTTATTACTTTGTGGAGCAGACCCTCCTCCAGCTCCGCTTCTGTAAGGGTCTCTACCCAAAATGGTTAATTTTTTAGAATTTTTGTTCCATTTATAAGCAAATGTTTCTAGCATATATGCTTTAGCTAAATCAAAATAAGAATACATTACTGTTCTATACACAAGATTATCTCCTACAAAGGGAGACATTAATAACTCGGATCCTAATAATTTAGAATCTCCGAAATCTTTATCTGGATTTCCACTAATTCCAGTTCCATTAACTTCTCTAACATCATGAACAGTTATAATTTTAGCTGGTAAAGTTATTTGTCTGGTTCTTCTAAATTCTTTATGATTGAAAACCTCGCTGGCTACTATCATGACTCTTTCCTCTACTGCATACTGGTAATTATCATACATCCATTCTCTTGATCTTTTAATAATCCTTTTAATTTCAGGTTCTTTAAGATTATATGGAAGTGAACAACTGTGAGAAAGGTCGTCTTGTATTTCTTGTATTAATTCAGATTCTGTCATTTAATTAATTATCATTTTTAAAAAAGAAATCCTGGTTTTTATTATTTTTATCCTTAAGTCTAGAATCTGTAACAAATCTAGCATTTCTCTTTTCTGACCATCCTTTAACAGTCTCTGTAGTTTTGCTTATTTTAGAATTTTTAGCGGTATTTCCAGCTCTTAGTACCCCACCATCTATGTCGCAGTCTATTTTTTTACCAGGAGAATCTATAAAACAGTCTATAAGCTGATTAGTAAATTCAGCAGAAGAATTTTTTATTTTACTTTTTTTAACAACTGTTTCTCCTACTATATTTGAATTAATAACCTCACTTCCGCTTACTTTACACCCATAAAAAGAACAATCTTTAATAACAGAATTTTTAATATTACAATTTATTAAATCAAAACCCGAAATGTTAAATGCACCTCTTATTTTAGCATCTTTTACTTGGAATCTTCCTATACTTGTGTCATAATTTAAAAACCCGCTTTTTAAATTACCATCTACGATTAGATCAAATATTTTATCTCTTATCGTGGTATAATAGGTTTTTATATTTTCGTCCCACCCCTTAAGGTCTACCAAAATATGAAAATCTGGATAATAAGTAAAAAACCTTTTTGGATCAGAAAAACTTTTAACGACATTTTTATATTCTTTCATCATCGTTTCAAGTTTGGCTACGTCATCTTTACTATAACCTTTTATTCTACCACTAAGCATATCATAAATATAAAGACAAACATAATCTATTATTTCTCTAATATCCTTAGTTTTTTTTTGATAGTCGGTTCCTCCTATATAGCGTATTTCTAAATAACCTTTAGAAAGTTTAGAAAAATTAACCCCGTAGTACTTATCATCCGGAATTTTAAACAATTTAGGATCTATAGAGCTTATGTTTTCAACAAAGGAAAATCTATTTCTTGGTACAACTCTTTTTATAGACTTAGCATACACATTATTAGTACGATTTCCAAATTTATTATAAATCATACCCTCGTCAAAACCTAAAAGAAACTTGAGTCTATCTATATGCTCAATTCTAGTAATTAATTCGGTATTAAACTTATCAAAGCTTATTGAAAATTGGAAAGAGCAAGAATCCGTAGTATACGCATTCTTGTCTATCCATCTTAACATTTTATAAAATATAGGTATTGCTTCATTATAAGGTAACGGACCAGTAATTAATTCATACATTTTAGATCCTCCTGAATAATCAGGTTCTAATTTAAAAGTATTTTTATCTACTTTCATTTTTGAATGGTACTTATCACACAGCTCTACATTTTTCCCCAGTGTTTCGGAAATCGATTTTTTCATAGAGCCTTTTAGCATACTAGAAAAGTATTCAAATTCGAACCCAATTACAGCAGAATTTAGTGCAGTTACTTTATCAAAATGGTTTCTTTTATTCATCAGATATCATAGCAAATATTTTTCCTGCTATTGGATCTACTTCATATATTATTACTGAAGTTTCGTCTCCCGTCACAAGTTTACTAGAACTCGTACTTAAATTATCAATTGGAACTAAAGCCAAAGAACACAATTCTAAAATTTCTACTAATATCCCGTTCTTTTTTTTATGTTTTACTACTGCGCTAAATTTAGGATTTTTTCCCGAATTTATTTGAGATTCTAGTTCATATAGCTTAAGTGTTTTTTCCAAGGGTTCTGAAAAAGTTAAGGTTAGTCTGTTATTATCTCTAACCTCTTTTATATAAAATTCTATTTCGTCACCAGGATTAAAGTTACTTAATTCGCTAAATCCTCCAAGCTCAGTTTTATGTAAAAGACCTGTATAAATATCCTCCCATTCAACAAATATCCCAAAGCTTGATGTACCGGTTACTGATCCATAATATTTTTTAGTAAGATCTAATTCCTGTATTTTATGCTCCATTATTTTTTCTAGATATTTTTTATATGAAATTATAAAAATATCTTTTTCTGGAATATAACTATCTATCATAACAGGTATTTCCTTTCCTATATAAGCTTCAAAATTAGTTATTTTATTAGCAGCTGCTAAAGATCCAGGAAGAAAGCATTTAATTCCAGAAATATTAGCAATATATCCACCTTTATTAATAGATTCAACTATTGCAGTATAAGCTACTTTTTCTTTTTTAATTTCCATAAATAACTCAACTTTTAAGCTATCTAAATAATGATCTACTGCAGATCCGTAATAGTTATTGTTAACCTTTCTAACAACCAATTCAACACCTACGCCTATAGAAAAATTAAGACCTATTATATTTAATTTTTTTGCAGCCTTTAGCTCTTTATTCAAATCAATATAAACAGTTTGTCCGCTTTTAGTAGAGGCAAAAGCTTCTCCCTCGTAAAGGTGATCTATAATACATACATAGGCCTTTCCTTCAGTAAGATCTTTATTTTCATAGATTACACCTTCTGGATAGTAAGCATCATAAATTTCCTGTTCATCGATAGTTGAATTTGGTGAATTTTTACCTTTTGCTGACTTTATTCTTTTAAGGTGGGTTTTAGCATCGGTTGCTGTTGCTTCATAAGCATCCCAATCAAATTCTTGGATTTCTTCTAAATTTTTCTCGTTCATCTTTTTTGTTTTAAGAGTGATTATCTTATATATCACACACAGATTAAATTAAAAAAATTATTATACAGGAACAGAATTTATTAATTCATATATAGTTCCTATTGAATCAAATAAAGCTAATAAAGAAGCGGGAAGTATATAAAGGATTTTATTTGCAGCTTTAAGCAATTCAGTAAAACCAATAATAATACTGTTTAATAAACCAGATAGAAAATTTTTTGATGTTTTCGCCAAAGCTGCAGCGTATACTACGTTTGGTGCAGCGGGAGGAACAGTAATAGCTGGAGGTAGAAGAATATTAGCTATAATAATTACTACGTCTTGTGGAATTTTTTCTAATCCCTCTTTTAAACTTTTATACTGCTGTTTAATAGTAGATATTTCCTCAATTATAGGTTGTTTTATACGACTTTCTAAAAGGCCTTTAATAGCTTCTTTTTTTTCTTCAGCTTCTTTTTCCGCATCTTCCTTAGACATACCTCTGTCTTTATTTTCTTCAATTTCTTCTTTAATAATATTAACATGAGCTTTTAATCCTTCATCGACTCCTAAAAGCTTTTCCATTATTGGCTCCAGTTTTAAACCTGGTAAATTCTCACCCAAATTACCGAGTTTTTCTATAAGTTCTTTTTGTTTATTTATTGACATCTTTATTTTGTTTTAGTATTTTTACTTAATACACCACTAGGTAATGGAATGGTCGGAGGTGTTCCATTACCCGCGTGGACGTGGGTATCATATATTAATTTAAAAGAATCTCCCTTTATTACAGATTCTACAGCTTTTTCTCCTAACTCAACATTTTTAGAATTTATAATTACCTTATTATTTTCCATTCGGATTTCATCTTCTCCCATTTTAAGTACGATTCTAAGCTGTCCTTCGTTTTGAGTATCTAGTTGAATTTTTGCATTATCAAGTTCAAAAAGAAATCCGTCCCTTTTTGTATAAAGTAAGTGTAATGGCCCAGGTTGAGCATCCTCGTCATATAATAAAACGTGAGCTCCCTCGTAAGATTCTTTTATTTTTTCAAGCATTTCTTTAGAATGCGAATGGATGAAATAATAAAACAAATTATAATAATTTTCTCCGTCCATATCAATACCAACTATTGTACCCTCTTTAGGTGTTGAGATACTTCCTCCTGAATTAGAGCCAGCAAAAATCATTCCTCCACTTTGTTCTGCCCACGGAATGTCCTCGACTTCCAAGTCGTCAAATAAACCAAAAATTCGAACCCTAGCTCTTCCTTGGTAAAGAGGATCCTTATTGTCTACTATTTTTCCGTATCTAACTTTTTGTTTTGGCATATTTATTCGTTAAATTTTTCATCTTTTGGGTGATTGTCACCCAAACTTAGGTCGTATTTCGTAGATGGCTTAGAGTTAGGAACTTTTTTTAGTTCTTCGTTGCTAAAATTTCCGCTAGTTTCGGGATATACCTTACCTAAAGAATTTTTAGAATCTTTTACTTTATAAGTTTCGTAGGTATTTATAGTATTTGAAATAGTATTTTTATCTATTTCGGGAATTTCTTTTTTTGAACCTAAATTAGAATCAGAAGGAACTTTTTCGTTGTTCGGATAAACACTATCCGTTAAATAGGAAGCAGAAAAGTTTTCTTCGTTGTTCGGATAAACACTATCCGTTAAAGGGGAAGCAGAAAAGTTTTCTTCGTTGTTCGGATAAACACTATCCGATAAAGAAGAATCAGAAGGAACTTTTTCGTTGTTCGGATAAACACTATCCGATAAAGAAGAATCAGAAGGAACTTTTTCGTTGTTCGTATAAACACTATCCGATAAAGAGGAATTATTTGTTGGTGAATCAGGATAAACATCACCTTTTACATTTGGATAAACCCTATCAGGTAGTCCCAAATCAGATCCAGGCGAATCGGAATAAACATCACCTTTTACATTTGGATAAACCCTATCAGGTAGACCTAAATTAGATCCAGGTGAATCAGGATATACATCTCCTTTTACATTTGGATA